ATAGGTGTTTCGTCTTCAAACTCTGGTTGCATTGAAGCCATAATCTTATCAAAGATTTTCTTACCATAACGAAATAGAAACACTTTTCCTTCATTCTCTGGGTGTTTTGGGTCAGATACTACAAAGATATTTGAGTAGTATTCCAACTTTCTCTTTTGCTTTCTAGCAATCTCTTTATCAGATTCAAGTCCAGTATTCCACAACGCAGAGTTGTGTTCTGAAACTGGGTCTTGTTTACCGATAGTGGTAAGTGAGTTCTCAATGAACCATTTACCAGTAGAGCCTTGGAAAGCGTGTTTGAACATCTTAATCCAAGGAAGTTCTTCACCATCTGGTGCAGGCAAGAAACGAATGACTGCTTGTCCAGTACCAGATTTATCTAGTTCTGGTTTCCACAACCTTTCATCCACATAGGATTTCTTTTCTTGAGGGGCACTTTCTGATTGAACTTGTGCTAGAAGTTTGTCCAACGTATTGGACTTGCGTAGAGTACTAACTGACATATTTTTCTCCTTATGTTAATATATGTAATTGTATGTTTAAATATTTCACTTTATTCATAATATAACCTTATTTATACACTAAAATGAACCCAAAGTCAAGTCTTTTTTCGTAATTCTTTCCAAGAATATTCAAAAAGTTTTTCTCCAAATTTATCAATCTGATTTGCAATCTGTTGAGTTTCCCATTGAGTATCTTTTGCACAACGCAAATTACATACTCTTGCGAAAGCCATCAGTGTACCAGACCAATACCATTCAGTGTACAAATTCTGTGGTAAAACCATTCTTGCCATCTCTGGTGCAACTTGTTCTCGCAACAAGTTTTTATAAGTCTGTGTTACAAACTGTATTGCACCGTCAATATTATATTCAATGGTTTCATCACTAGAACCTTGTTTCTTATTGTCGGCTTTAAGTCTCCATTCTTTAGGTGTATAGAATTCTGGTTCGTCATCTACATACCTTCTGGATACTTCATTCCACACCAAACCGACTTGGTGTTTTACAAGTTGTCTTGCAACAAAGATTGGAGCTTTAATATGGAACTGCATAGATGCGTGTCCAAATGGACTCCAATGATTGTGTTTTGCAAGATACTTGATTAGTTTCTCATCTGCAAGTGAAAGTAGTCCTTCTATATGACCACCTTCTGGAATCGCTTCCCATTCCGATTCCTTTGCAAATGATACACGAGCAGCATTAACCACACTTAGGTCAGAACCCATCTTGTCAACCAGTTTGACTTGCATTTTCTCTCCTAACATGGTCTTCACCCTCTGCTCGTGCTTCTGCATATGTATTTCTAGTAATAAATGCAGCTAACTTACCATTACTAAACAATTCTGCATGGAACACTGGTGGGTTCGCATTAAGTGTAAATGCAGGCCCCTTATCCGATTGTGGGATAAGGTATTTTGCTTGGTAAACTTTGTAGGTCTTACCCACGGTTAAATCTCCGTGGGGGTTTCCTAAAGTTAGTCTTAGATGCAAGTTCCTTGCACCTTAAAGATAACTCATCATCTCGTTTTACGAGTTCAGCGTTATCAAACTCCAGAACTTTAATTCGTTTCTGAAGTTCCTCTACCTTGGCATGATAGAAATCTCTTTCTTTCATTACACCCAAGACTTTAGATGATTGGTCATCCATTTACAAATACTCCTTAATAGTTGACATTGTTATAATCTTACACGATTGTTTATCAAAAGTCAAGACAGAACTGTAGTTTTTTATAAGTTTTTTTTGTTCTTTCCAGACGTATTGTTCTTCAATCTCTTCATCCCAATACTTACAGAAATCTAGTAGTGTTTCTAATATACACATAGTTTCTAGACTTACTTTTTTAGCAAGGAATTGTTTTAACAACAAAGGGTGTTGTTTATCTTTGACATGAAATAATTCATCAAATACTGTTACATTTTTGAATAATTCATTTAGGTCATTCTTATAGTTATACTTTAAACTTTCAATCCTTTTACGATAATCCGAATAGTTCTCTTCACTAAAATTACCAACCCATGACTTAGGGTCTTTGATAAAGTTAGAGATAAAGAACTTAGTTACATTCTCTTCACTAATATATTTTCGTGCTACCTTTGCAAAGAATGGTCTATCCTTCCTTTTAAGATATGAGTTCACTGTAACCTTAGCTTTTCCATGATACTTTGTATAGTCATAGTCACTGTTAAAGTGTAACTTCAATGCATGATATATTTTATAGGCGTCAAATGCTTCCATGTTATATCGGCAGTGTTGCAACCTTTGGAAGATAGTTAAGGTTTCTCGCATCCACCTCAACCTTCTCTTTCAAAGATTTAGTTATTAGGGGTTTAATCATCTCTGGTTCTAACTGATACTTATCACAGTAATCCAATAATGCATCCATATATGATATTCCAGACTCTTGGACAGTTTTCTCAATTGATATAGAAAACTTCTTAGGTGTCATTAATTTTTCTTGTACTTCTTCCATTATTTCCTCACTGTGGTTTATTAATTGCAAAAGATATACTATACCTTTTTTCTCTTTTTGTCAAGGGTGTTACCATATGCATCATCCACACTGGAAAAAGTATAAGTAATGACTCTCTAGGAATAACAGATACGTCATCACCATAAAATTCTCTACTATTATAATTAGTTTTAACCAATGATTTAATAGTATACGCTGGGTCAAATAGTACTAATATACCATCACGCTTTGGGAAACCATTAATAATAGTTTTTTCCTCATCAAAATCATCTAGGTCATCAATTTTTTCTAAACCTTTTGGATAGTAAACTCCACTCCATAATGTATTACCACTTCCATGCATATGTGGTTTACTAAATCCACCAGCATTATCAATAATGTTCCCCCAAAGATTCGATACTGTAACAAATGGAGCACTTATCTCCGATATACCACTATGTTTTAAAACTGGTATAGAAGCTTGTAAAATTTGTTCTTTTAGTGTTACAAAACTATCCCATCTATCTTCCATTTTTGATAAAGATTGCCAAGATGCGTTATTCTTTTTAAATGTTGCAGTTTTACCATCACTATGTTCTTTTCGTTCTGTTTCCATATCCTTTATAAGTTGTTTATTTAAATCTTTGTTTGCATTACCAAAGTTAACATAACCTAAAGGACTAGGAAATATAGGTTTGAAATGAATTTGGGTCATTCGTGTTCTCCACCTCTATCCATAGGGTCTAACTTAATTCTTTTACCATTAAAGAACATACTTCTTGCACGGCTAGGTGTAGATGTAGGGAAATTGTTGAAAAAAGATGAGTTACGTTTTGCAGTTTCAAATGTCGCTACTGTAATTACAATTACAGCTAGTAATATAACATGAGCTACTGCACTAAATCCAAATACATACCAACTACCTATAAGTTGAGCAAAAGTTGCACACCACATCCATGCAAGTATTTGTAGTATCATATGTCTTGTTTGTAAATCTGGAATATGTCTCAATGGATTCCTATCCATATTCATCACACCATTCCATGCATCATATATCCATTCTCTCATTCGCATTTATCCTTACCTTGACAATCCACTGGGAAACAATCAAGTTGAATGTCATAATACTTGTTAGTATGATTTTTAGTCCATGAATTTTTATCAGATAATTGTTCACACTGTTCAAGTGTGAATTCTTGGTTCAATACATCTTGATTACCTATGTAAGTCCATTCACCATCACCAGTTAATCCCCACATAGAAATGACTAATACAAATAATTTTTCCATAATATCCTCTTCATAATTAAGTGGTGGTGTTTCTGTTTCCAAGTACACCACCGAAACTCAGTAAAATTAAGCTGCTAGAGCGTAATCTACAGGCGCAAAATTATCGTTTGCACTTATCAAGTTTGACCAATAACGCAGTCATCCGATAGTTCTACTCGCCTCTATTTCCGTCAGTCGAACCTATTTCACCCCCATCATAACTACTCTCACGCAGTGATTCACTATCTCATCTAAGAGTAGTTATGGTGGAGGTGGAGGGTATCGCACCCTCGTCCTGCCCGTCATTCGATTTGTATCATCAAACTATGATTCTATTTATACCAGATTACTCTTCAATTGTCAAGTTTAATTTTGACCTATTTGCAATATGTTCTTCTGCAATCTCATCTTTTGATTGACCATAATAACGTACTGCATGATGATTGTCAACCAATAACTGATTAATATTGTGTTCACCACCATACCAAATTTCTCCAAGAATACGTCCATACTTACCCTTACCATCTTTGAATGTTTTCAAAGATAGTTCACCAGCATTTGTCCATTTAGTTAGAAATGCAGATGCAGCTTTTCCGTATACTTTTTCTACTTTGTCAGAAGTTCGTGATTCTGGCGTATCTATTCCATACATTCGTATACGTTGTTTTTGCATCCAAACACCAAATCCCAAGTCAATATCAACATCAACTGTGTCTCCATCAACTACCCTAACTAATTTACATTTATACTCATACATTTATTTCTCCCATGTGACTTTTGTTTTATCTGTTGATGGAATATCATTTAATCTGAAGTTAGAACCACCAGCCACAATACAAACAAGTCCATCAGCAATAAACTCCACAACACTAAAAGTTTTAGTTTCCATATTTACTGCAATTACAACTTGAGTCCTAATATATTGTTTACCATCTTGTGCTGGTGCAATACCGTCACCAGACATATAAGGTTTTTCCCCAAACTTCTTATCAACTATTGTTAACATTTGTTCTGAAGACATACAATTAACTGGTTTCTTTGAGTTGTAATTCGGTTCACCTTCTGGTATTCCATTATTATCTGCATATGCATTTGTTGTTAGAACTAGTGCTAAAACAAATGTGCTAAATATCCGTTTCATTTTCTTTACCTTTTATTATGTTACTTAATGTTTGCATTATTTCTTTATCAACACAATTAATCATTTTAGGTGGTATTGTTTTTTCATATTTTTCATACGATTTATAGAATAAAATATCTTGATTATCTTGAACATAAGACACACATTGTTCTTTTGAACCAAATTCTAAAAATGGAATAAACAATGGTGTCTCTGGTTCTCCACCAGAATTAAGCTGCGTTGTCATTACGACTATTATGAACCACTTCATTTTCTTTTTCCCAATGCGTAGTGAAATCGTCAATCGCTTCTACTAGTAGTGGTAAGTAGTCATGTTTAGTCTTAACAAATTCTTGGACGATTCCATCTTCAGTTACAACTAGAATCACAATCTGGTTGATTTCAATTCCAGTTCTCTCTTCAAACATTTCTGCATATGCAGATGCTTGAATGTAATAAGATTCATTCCAATCATCATTTCGTTCTCTTGTAGAGGTTTTGAAATCAATAATGGAAGGAATACCATTGTATTCACCAATACAATCAACTCTTCCTGCTACCATATATTTATCAGAATATAAACCACACTCTTGAGACATGATATTGTCTACCTTTTCTTTTAAGTGTGGTTTGATTTGTCCAAATAAAGTATATGGAAGGAAGTTCTTTTTATGAGTTTCATCATCAAAATTATTATTGAGAAAGTCTTCGCACATATGGTGTACTTTCGTACCCCTTGCGGCCGCTGTTCTCGCAACATAGTTTGCAACATCATCACCAACTTTCTTTCTCCACGCCATTAGACCTTCCATCTTACGTCTAGATAGAACAGTAGTAATAGATGGGTAAAGTTTCCCATCTGGAGTTTCGTAGAAACGCTTGCGATTAACAGTTTTAGT